ATGACTACTTTTGTTTTAAACGGTTGGGGTTGGAATATGCCTCAACCTAAAAAAGGAACTTTAACTTTTGAAGATTTAAGTGAAGATGAATTCAATAAAGAAACCGATGGAGCAATCTCCTGTATTGGTAATCCTATACTTGCACGGTTATTGGAATTACCGTACAATCCATCTTATATTTCTTTAGATGTAGGGGATGTTGCATTAGTTATCAATCTTAAAGGTGGACGTATACCGATAGGTACTACTGAGTTCCCGGAAGATGTTAGTGTTAAATATACTCGTGTGGAGATTAAGGAGGCTGCATCTGCATGACTAATAAGGTTTCAATTTATCAGAGATTGTGCCGTGTTCAGGGTAATTTAATGGGTATGAATATTCCTTCAGTAAAACTGGAGGATTTACTACCCTTAATTTTTAATGAATGCCTCAAGGAAAACTTAATGTTTTATTTCAATTTCATTGAAAATGCATGCGTATTGAACTTACGTGATATACGTGATGAAAACTTACAGTTGAACATTAGATTATACTACCCAAACGAGGCAAAAGTATCCTGCATTGAATTAAAAGAACAAATTCTTTTGAATGCTTTCCTCTTAACCAAAAAAGGTACAATTCTTAAAAGTAGTGGTGATGCTAGCTCAGCAGATATCGAAGAAACACCAAAAAAAGAAGAAAACCTTAGTAAACCTATTCAGGAAAGCAACATTGTACCTCCACGTGCAATACGTGCAGCAAAACATGCTTTGGGGAATATTGTTGTTGATGAAGTTGTTCCTGAAACACAAACACAATTGGTGGTATGATGGTTAATCAGAAAGGTGAATTTCCGATGAAAGCGAGGGTGTCTACCCGTGTGCATGAATCTACTAAACGTTTGCTTAAGAGTTTACCTTACACCGAAGCGGAGGTCATCAGGATTGGTGCTCAATATCTTGCAGAGGAGTCTAATCTGTTAGAATGGGAGATTGGTGAATTGAAAGAAGAAATAAGTAAAATGAAGTCCAAGGTTCATGCTAAAGAATCTCTTCTTCAGGCAAAGCAAAATAGGTTAAGAATGGTTGCTCCCAAGAAGTTGGATGAGGAAACATTAAGGTCTATGTTGGTTGAGTCTGCTAAGGATTATGCTGAACAGATTTATAAAGCTCATGGTAGTGATTCTATTGTTGCTATTGAGAATCCTACTGCTAAATCTAGTATTATGTCCCAGGGTAGGGAGTTAGGTTATAATCAGTTGGACTTTTTAGTTGAGGTGAAAAATCAGTTGCAAATCAAATGTCAGTCAGATGTGTCTGACATTTCAGATGGTAATTATAATGAAATGTCAGATGACTGACGCAGACATCTGACATTTGAATTATATATAAAAATTCAAATGTCAGTCTCAATTGTCTGACATTTGGTGAGGGATTATTATTATTAATATTATTATTATTAATAATTTTTTTTCAATATCAATGATATCATATAACAATGTTATAAAAATACGGAGGAAAACAAAACAAATGATTCCTGAAGCAATAACAAAGGATTTAAAAGCTGGTTTAAGCTTGGATGAAACACTCACTAAATATGGTACAAATCTGCGTGAATTGTTCATGCAAAACCAGAACAAAACTCCAGTAAAATTTGTTGATGAATGGATGTTTATCCACCCTACAAAACACAACACTTTCCGTATAAGCAAAGTCTTAAATGGTCACAAAATTGAGTTTTCTACTTATAAAACTCATGAGGATGCTATTTGTGTTCGTGATAAACTCATGGAATGTGACTGGGATAAAAACCGGTTGCCGGAAATCTGGGAGAGTACTGGGGTTAAACCTACAAGGCGTGGAGGGTATCGTAGAAATAAACCTTGCTATTATTATCATCGTAAAAAAGATGATATGTGGGTTATTCAGAGAATAATTAATGGTGAGAAACCTTATCTTGGGGAATATAAAACTGAAAAGGCTGCTGCTTTAGCAGTTAGTTTATTCGAGAAATATGGTTGGACCCCTGAGAATAATTGGCGTGTAAAATATGAAGTTAAACAAATATTGGGAGATGAGTATTAATGGGACAAGTTGATTTGAATAGTTGTACTCGTACTAGTTTGGTGATGACTAGGAAAGTATATACTATGCAGGATGTTGAAGATAAATGTAAAATTTGGCATAAAAGCAATCAGTTAGGTGTGGATGGTTGGCCGTTCTGTACATTTAACAGTGAAGAGGAAATTGAATGGGTTAAAAAGGCTATTTTAGATGCATTAAATCATCCTGAAGTATTTAATGCAAGTGATAATTATGGTGCTTTATGTAATCTTAAAAAATTAATTAAAGGTAAAAAAGCAGTATTGTTACGTGCAAAGTATGGCGTTCCAGCTAAATATGAATATCGTAACATTGAAGGAGTTAACAGTATTGTTGATGCTAATCATAATGACAAAGTGGTTATTCCTTTAACTGCTGAGGAAATATTGGATGTGATTGCTGATTTGAATAAGAATAGATCATCTGAAGATATTTTTAATGCATATGATTTCCATCATGAAACTGTTACTATTGAATGTTTGGAAACTTTCCAAGGGTTATATTGTAAAGGGGAACTTAACAAGTGTATTAAGTTTATTTGCAGTAAAAGTAATGAACTTGGAGGTTTTTATGATTATGGCGTAGGAGTAATCCGTAATAGATTGACTTCTCAATATGTATTTGACTCACGTAGAATACCTTATACCGGAGGTGAAAAAGATGACTGAGGATAATAATACTGTTTTAGATGAATTAATTCATGATAAAACTGAAGCATTAAACACATTAAACATTGCTGTTAATGAGTATACTCGTTTAAAAAATGAGTACCTGGTGACAAGTAATGAGTTAAAAATTAAACCTGCCATGATTCAAGAGGAATTAGGTTTAACTCGAGCGGCTACTGAAAAACAAACAATGGCCTATATTGATGATCAATTTAAAGATTTGGTTAGGGATTTGAACATTGCAAGTGAAAATGTTTCATCATGGAAACGTGAAGTGGATTTAATTAATGATAAAATCTCTGTGGAAAAACTTAAACTCAGAATATTTTTGGAGATGACTAAGTGATGGAGCTTAATATTTATGGGGATGTTATAATACATCCCACATATTCTGAGAGTGAGGGTTCAAAGGGTAATGAGCGTAAAACAAAAACTATCCGTGGTAGTAGTAGTTTAAACACATTTAAAAAACGTATTCGTGGACGTGATATTAAATGTCAATGTTGTGGTGAGGATAGTAAACATTTGGAAGTTCATCATATCCTGCCTTTATCTGAGTATAAGGATCTTGCCTGTGATGATGGTAATGCAGTGGGTTTATGTCAAAGTTGTCACAGGAAGTATCATCAGGAGTATAAAGGTGAGGAGAATGCTGTGACTTTTGGGGAATTTTTAAGAAGATTCGGTAAAAGGGTGTTATAGGTTTATGATTAGTTATGAAATGGGTAAATGCAGTCAATGTTTCGAGTGTATAAATACTTGTCCTGGAAAAGCATTAAGTATTGTGGAAGGAGTATTTGTTTATTCGGAGGATGATTGTTATTTATGTGAAACTTGTATGGATGTTTGTGATAGTCAGGCGATTAGGGTGATAGTATGAGTGTTCCCATACTATTACTCTATTTTTTTATTTTATGTTCCCTGCCTGGTGTGGTTGTGGGTTTAATTGCTGGTTATTATTTATTCGGGGAGGATGATTTTAGTAAAAGACAGGAGCGTTACAGGCGAATGATTTGATGGGGATGTTTGAATGAATATTGACTTTAAGGTATCTACAGAACCATTTTCCCAAAAACGATTTGGAAAATGTTTTATGCAAGAACAGGAATGGGCATTTAAAAAATGCATGGATTGCGGTGGCGAATTAGAATTAATAAAAAAGAATGAATTTGAAGAAGTTAAACAATGCAAAGACTGTGGAAGAAAAACTTTACTCCTCAAGAAAATACGAGAGGATGAAGTGCGTTCTGGAATTAAAAAATTTTTTGCACAGTTAACTCCACGTTGTACGGAATGTGGATCTAAACTTAGTCGTTATTGGTTTTATACTGAAAATTGCCAAATTCAAAAGTGCCCATGTTGTGGCCATATAAACAGAGTTAATATAAAAAAATAATGTTTCAGAGGGAGTTAAAAAAATGATTGAAAAACGATTCACTGCAATACCTGAAACTGTAAGTTACAAAGATAACTTGACTGGAGAAAGATTGTGTCCTAAACGTGAAAAAGATTATTATGCAGTATTAAATAAAATGAATAAGTTATCAGAGGAAAATAAACAGTTAAAAACAGAATGTGAAATTTACAAGACTGAAAATTTGAAACTGTTTAATGCATTAAAAGCGATGTGTGATGTGGAGATATGTGAAGTTTGCAAACATAATGAATATTTAGTATATGAATCAATGATGTATCCCACAGAATATGATTCTCGGTGTAAAAAAGGATTCAGAGACCCTGGTGAAAAATATGGTGGCGTGGAAGTTCAGGAATGCGATGACTTTGAAGTATTTGAAGACTGGTGATGCAGAATGAAATGCTTAAAAAACTGTATTTTTATGTTGTGTAGTCAAGTCAGACCTGACTTGTCATGTAAATGTTTTATTTCAAAAAAAGATGTGAAATTAGGTGAAACTTGCCCATATGAGAATAAAACTGTTACAGAATTAAATATGATGGCAAATTATAACAGACAAAATGGAAGTGACTGAATGACTAAATTTACTATCGGGAATATCTGCAAAGAAGTGCAAAGAATTCAATTTGATATAGAATTAGGAGATGTTGAATCTGCTATTGATAGATGTAAAAATCTTGATAAGCTTTTATACGAAATCGAAGAAGGAAAACACAGTTTCGTGATTGAATGACTATTCATAATTATGTTCAATATCGTTGCAATGCCAATCTCCGATATGGTAGAATGCAAGGAAAAAGAAGCAGATTAAGTTACAATTCATTATACACAAAAATTGATATTAAAATGAGAAAAGCAAGATGGCAACCAGTATTCAAAGAAAATGTAGGTTACACATTGAACGATAGTCAATACTGGTTAGGAAATGCATAGAGGTGCTACGATGACTGAAAATAAACTATGGAAAATAATTGATGAAGAATTTGTCAGTTACTATGGAGGATATGCTTATTTAATCAGTAATGGAGATTGCATGTTTCATGTTTGGGAAAGAAAGGAAGATGCTCAGAAAGTATGCGAAATGCTGAATGAGTTATCTTTATGGAAAATTAGATATGTTGAAATAAAAGAAGCCCATTTTACAAAGATGGGTGGATTCTCAATGGAACGTGATGGTAGAGGACGTTATAATATTCTTTCAGAAAATATAATTCCAAAAAATAGTCCTGTTATTCAAATTAAATCTCCCGATGCCATTTGGAATTCTATAGTGGCAGATATATTTAGTGATTTACTCACTGAAGGGGGTGGTTTTAAATGACTGGAAACAATAAACGATTTGTTACTATAACTGATATTGATTTAGAAGTTTCAATAAAGGATAATCTTACAAAAAAATATCCTTTTAGTTTATGTTGTGAGAATTTAGATGAATTTGAATCATTACTAAATGAAGTTACAAATGTTTGTGCAGAAATGAATAAAGCATGGGAGCAGACTCAAAGGTTTGAAGACCACAATAAAAGATTAATGGAAGAGAATGAACAGTTAAAACAACGATGTAAAGAACTTCGTAATGATTTAATTGACCATTCTGCTTTGATTAAAATGTTAGAAGATACAAAAGCATTAAGAATTGAAGATATGATTTGGAATACAATGGGATATAAAACTCAAACAGAATTTGATGATGATTTTGTAGATTATAGGGAAGATGCAAAAAAGAGGTGGAAAAAATGACTGAAAAACAATTTTGGTCTCGGAAAGAAGTTTGTAAACTATTCAACGAAGCATACAAACACAAAGATGTTTATAAACACACAGATCAGACTGAAGGTATTGAAATCTTAGAAGACTTATTCGGAGTGGATATCTACAGTAAAGATTATAAAATCTGGAATGGTGAAGATGAACTAATTGCACAGGACGAAGATGAATCTAAAAGATTTAATCTTGCTTATGAAAAAGGTGAATGGTGGGCGGTTAATGATAGTGGAATCTGTTTATGGAAAGAAGAAGTTATACACACTTTAAATGAATTATATGAAACTAATCAAGAGTTATATGACTTCAGGTTAATATATAATGCTTTATTGTTCAATATTTGGTATAAATATGGGGAAGTAGAAGTATATAAAACAAGAAGACATCATGATGGTAGCATACCCTTTGATGAACCTTACTGGTTTATTGTAGTTGCAATCTTACCTGGGGGACGACAAGTCACAAATCATTATCATATGAGATATTGGAGATACTTCAAAATCCCTGAGTATGATCAAGTGAAAGATGAATTCAATGGCCATGATAGTGAAGATGTTTTAAGAAGATTAAAAGGAATGATTTAAAATGAGATTTACTAAAGACCCTATTTATCCAGATGAGCAATTAGTTCCCATTTTTGATGATGGGCGTATATTAACTGTTAAAGGAGTAGTTGATTATTTAAATTGGTATCGTAATGATATGCGAAAATTTAGTGTGGAAAATGAGAAGTTAAAAATAGAAAATCGTAAATTAATGGCATATAATAGTGCTTGTGAGGATACCTTATTGAATGTTGAGGTAGTTTTACACAGGTTAATTGATAAATACTGCTCCAATAATGATGATATGGACGTTAGTATTTGTGAAGTATTGCATGAATTTAAAAAGGAAATATTTCCCTCCCCTCAACCAGAATTCAAACCTATAATATTTCCTCCAGCAGGCAGGTGTATTATACAACCAGTTGAAATAAAAAAAGAAAAACCTCAGGAGATTTTGAAAAAAGCATTGGAGGCAATTAAATGAATTTTTTAAACCGATTATTTTTAGAATATCGATGTAAACATAAAAAACCCATGGAGTTACAAATATGAAATACACTACAACCAGTTTAATTGAAATTTTAAAGAAATTCCCTGAAAACACTCCCATAGACACAGAATTAGCGTTCATGTGGGAGTTTCCTGAAGAATTAAATGAAATACGAAACGGTTATAGTGAAGAATATTTCAGGGAATTAACAATGCAGAAAGTAACAAGATTATGTATTTTTGAAGGGTCATGGGAAAAAGGTAATGTCAGTGATGTTGAAAACCGCAGGAGATGATGAAAATTGAGTGAAATCGGAAAACTAATTCAAGAATCAAAAGGAACAACCCCAGATGAAATACACATTAATCATTTATTATATGATGTTTTGATTATTAAAGCGGAAAGCTTGAATAATAAGAAAATTTGGGGTTATGCTGATTATTTGGAAAAACAGTTAATGAGTTTGAAAGAAGGGGAAAAGGTGCTGGAATTATGATAACTATTACTGAATGGTTGAAAAATATTAGTGAAAACTATAGTGTAACGCATTTTAATGATGTTGAATCAGGAACTTTTGTCAGTAGGATTAAAGGGGATATTTATTTGATGGATCATTCTGAGGTTAGAGAAAAATGAATGAAGTAGAAGAAACTATCCGAGCAATTGATGCACAGATTGGTTTTCATAAAAATGAAATCCGCAAATTAAATGAAGCGAAAAAAGAAATCCTGGATAAATTTGACATACCCTATACTGAGGAAGTATCATGAGAAAGGATATTGAAGAAATGATTTTTAATTATGTCAGGTCAACATGGTACGAGAGCAAATGCAAACGTCCTGAAGACATTAAAAGAATCATCCGTGATGAATTAGATAAACGACCTAATTATATGGATATGAATATGAGTAAATTATGCTTGTTAATTAAAAGACGATGCATGTCAGAGTTGTGATTAATTATGAAGAATATTACAAATTTATTAAATAAATATGAAACAAGGGTTCCATTTGAAGAAAGAAACCGTTCATCTGATAAATTAAGAAAAAGAAAAACAAGATTAACAAAACTACACACTTTATGTGATGAATTGTTCTTGGAATGCAAACCATTATATTTATCAAATTTCCAAAAAGAACGAGTACATTTTTTAATTGATAAATTTGGAAATAATTTAAAAAGTTTACATGGTCAATCAAAGAACCCAGTGAAAATATTAGCATTCATATTTTACATTAAAAAATTGGAAGACCCTAGAATCAGATTAGAAGATTACCAAATCACTAAAACTTATGAGTTAACTGATAATATTTTTGAAATCATCATATGCAGGGTATGTGAAACTTTTATTCGAGAAGCACCTATTGTTCCATATGAAACCTCAAAGTATGATCATGAAATTTTATCCAGGAATGGTGGGGAAATTTAAATGAAAATATTTATATAATTGTTATAGATAAAGGAAGTAATATCAAGATTATTACTGAACTGAATGTGGTGGAGGGTGAAAATAGGAAAACCCTACGTGGAAGAATGGAGGTTCTTCCGAAAAAATAAAAGTTCCCTCACCACAATTACAATTCAGGATTGACTATAAAAATGTAAAGATCCAGTCAATAATGACTATAATGTGGGCAACAATTACTATGTATTTCCACATGGACCTCTCCCCCCTACGAATTTCGCAAGGAGGACTTAATAGTAAAACTTTAACATGTTACCATGCCCCCTTGTTATACTTAATTAATTACGAAAGTAATTTTTGAGGGTTTTTTACTATTTTAGTATATCTATTTTTAATTATTTTCATATAAAAATTTTTGTTAAATCTTAAAGAATAAGTGATTAATACAGATTTCGTTTGTTTTAATGTTTTTAAAAAAAGTAATTTTAAGTGTTGCCTAAAGATTTGTAAGATTCATAAATATTGAACCCTACAAACCACCTCCATAGTAAATTAGGCATGTTTTTCTCGTAATAAAAGTATAACAAGAGTTTCCAAAACTATTAATACATGGGATAGTATTGGACAAGATAGAATATGAGGATACCACCAGAGTATGATGATTTAGTACATATTCGTAATTATAATTTTGTTTTAATGGTTTATAAATTTATCCTCAAATTATAATATTTTTTCACATGAATTTTAACTCATTCTCCCAGTCAGTCCACCCCAAAAATCAGAGCATTTTAAACAAGTTAAAACCTTTTTAAAGGATTTTCCAAAGACTTTTTTTTAACCATCCCACCAGTCAGTCCCCTATAGTATAGTAGGAGGGACATGGATATTGAAGTGTAGACTGGAAAATTACATTGACAAAAACCTTCAGTTACAATTACTAAATCCCACAAAATATTATCTTAACCATATTGATGATGAAGAGATAATGCTAGAATTAGCTAGGGATGATCCATATTTATTTCAACATGTTATCCGGCAGGATTATATCCAAAAAATTAGCAGTCATGAAAGATTATATCAATGTCCAGAATGCAAGAGTAACATCGTCCAGGATGAATGGGGTGAGCAATACTGTCCTAACTGTGGGGTGGTAACAAGATCTCATTCAAGGTATGTTGCGGGATTCAAACATGAATTACCATATGGATTAAAAATATAAAAAAAATGTTTTAGTAGTATGTTTTTTTATCCTCCACTATAAAAAATGAATAAAAAACAATTTTGTTACTTCAATATAAAATAAAGCAGCGATTTTTTACACTTCCTAAAATAAATTATACTATATAAAATTCCTCTTTTACAAATAAAAAGAATTTAATCACTCTCTCTTCGATTTTGTGTGTTCTTTCCTATTTTTTTTAGTGGGGGATAAAAAAACATACTACCAAAATAAATATTATTAATGTTCAATAAAATAAACAAATCATTATAATTTTGTATAATACAAAAAAATAAAACACCGTATTTTGAAAAATACTGTTTAATAAACTATTTAAAAAACTGTTCAAACTAACAAAATAAAAATAAAGGTGAAAAATAAAATGGAATTCGACAACAAAACAATCCTAATAACCGGCCTCATAATAGGTGCAATCTGTGCAATGTTAAACAACTACGAACAAATAGCATTAGCAATCGTATCAGGACTCGTAGGATACCTCAGTAAAGATGCAAACATTACAATAAACAAACAACCAGAAACTGAAGATGAGGAAGATGCCATCTAAAACATTAACTGAAAAAATACCTTATCGGAGGACAGTCTGGGTGACAGGATTTCTAAAAACTACAATATCAAGCAGCTTAATAGCCACAGGAGTATTATTCCTATTCACAGGCATAACAGACCACCCATTATTCAAGGGATGGCATGAAATATCCATAATAGTAGGAGCAATAATGATACTCCTAGCAATACTCATAGTTGTTTTAATTGACCAATGGAAAGACCAACGTAAAAAAGAAGAACTTGACATCATCAACAAACACATTGATGAAAGAGCTATTGAAATTGCAGAAGAAAAAATCTTAGAAGCAATGAAAAACTTAGAAAATAAAACCTGATTAAAATGGTAATAAAAACATGGTCACAACCAATACATGGACACCAGGAGGGGGAAGTAAGTAGAGAAAGAACTTACCTCGAACAATTTTTCATTTTCCCTGGAAACCTATCTGAGTTTTCATATTTTGTAGACTATGTTTTTAAAAAATTACACAAAGCAAAACCCAAGCAAACACAAAGCGAATATGACAACATACTCCATAAATATTATCATGATGATTTCAAATTTGATGCGTATGACCTAAAAAAAGGTAAAGCTCCTTCTAAAATTCAATTTGAACAATGGTCTGCGGGAATGAATTGCAGTGCTAATGAAAAATACACTTGGAAAGAAATAAGAACTTCTTTTAGAAAGGAGATTTTTCAGGACAACACAGAAGATGTTCAATTGATAGTTGCAAAAGCATTAACAGAATTAACTGAAACTACCCTTTACTTGAATAGGGTGAATAAATCTATTGTTAAAAAAGAAAAACTTGAAGGAAAATTCACATCTAATAAATCTGAATCCGCAAATAAAGCTAATAAAGCTAATGTTGATACATTACTTGCACTTCAAGGTGAAGATACTAAAACAGTTAAAGCTGATGTTAATCTCAATGCCGAAATCGATGGAAAAGTTAATGCAAAAGTAACCCATCAAACTGCTGAAATGAAAGCAGCGAAATTAAAGGAACTTAAAGAAAAAATGAAAGAGATGACTTATGACTGAATTCAATGAATGGGATTATCTTAATTATGAATTAACTATTCTTGACAATCCATTTATTGATTTTGAGTTATATGATAAACAATCTTTTGTTGCATTAACCAGTTGCCATGAACAGGAAGGAATCAACGAATTTTTAACTGGAGGCCCCGGCGGAGGGGGTAAAACAAAATTATTAGCAGCATTAGCTTTGCAATTTGTTGAGTTTCCACAATACCGTTGCCTTGTGACCCGTAAAAATTACCGTGAACTTGTTGGTACCGGTAGTGTTTTTGACATGTTGAAAAGTATACCGGGGGTTAAATCAAGAGAATCTGGTTTAATCAGGATCATATTTCCCAGTGGTGCTGAAATACATTTCAAAGCGTTTAATGATGAATCACATAAACAAGATGTTAAAGGTGAATCTTACCATACCATCCTGAATGATGAAGCTTCAGAGTTGCCTGAATCTGTATTAAAATTTTTATACAGGAGTTTACGTAAAAAAGTTGATGACTGGATACCGCTTCGTTTTGGTAATGCGAGCAATCCCGGTGGGGAATCAACTGATTATCTTGTAGAGAAATATATTGATGGAGATTTGCCTTATATTGAAATGGGGTATAAGGATAATCCTTATATTGATAATGATACTTATGAAAAATCTTTAAGTAATTTAGATTACATTGACCAGCAGTATCAAATGTATGGTAACTGGTATTACCGTCCATCTGCAGGAGATTTAATTAATCTTGATCAATTAACTGATGCTTATATTGATGTGGATGATTATGTTGAAAGAGAGGTGCTGTTCTGCACTATGGGTGTGGATACAGCCGGAACCGGAAGAGACAATACGGTCGCAATCAACCTCATAAAATTGGATAATGGTTTAACTGTTCTAAATGATTTAATAGTGGATGGTTCAGCTTATCCTGAAGATAGCATTTATAATATTATTGAAACACAAATAATTAAAAATAATTTAATTTGTGTTGATTTTGAAGAGGAGCCTGGTGGGGATAGTGTATATGCATTAAGATATTGGACTGAAGATGTATTGAGTGATTTGATTAATGAGTATGATGTTGATATTCAGGGTGTTTCATCTATCAAATCGAAGTATACTCGTGCAAGACCGATTGCAAAGGCGATTATTAAAAGTAAATTAAAATTTAGTAAGCATCTAAAAGACATACTTGAAAGGAAAAATGGATTGTTTGACCAATTTATGTATGTTAGTCCGCATCCCGATGAAATGAGGAAAATGAAATCTCCTGATGAATTAGATGCCTTGGGTTATGCATGGAATAGGTTAATAACTGATTTTGGTGCTGTTGATTTTGAAGTAATTGAAGTATAAAAATAATTAAAAAAAATGGAAATGAGAGGTTGATTATAACATGGGATTTTTTAACAATATTCGTAAAAGTATAAGTAATCTCCCAGGTTTGAGGCAGATAAATAACAATAACTCCTTATACTATGAATTCATGAATGGGTGGGGTTGGAGTTTTAATTCAGCAAATAAACACATTGGAGATTTACAGGTATATTACGATGCTTACAATAATGTTTATGTTAAATCATGTATTCATGCATACATCAAATACTCATTAATCAATGGTTTCAGTGTAACTGATAAAAATAATGAGTTTGTTGATTATGCAACAAGCAACTATTTAACTCACTTGTTCAATGATCCTCAAGGTAAGAGTAATGGTGATACTTTCGCAACCTTGAATAATCAAATATGGAAGTCCTGGAAATTAACCGGTGATTGTTTCATTGAAATTAATTATGATGAAAGATTTGGTAATATTCCTATTGGGTTTAAATATGTTCCCACTGAACTGATTATTTGGGATAATGATACTAGTCAATGGGGTATACGCAATACTGATAAACGATATGAAAATGATGAAATCATTCATATTTATGAACCTCGTATTGAAGTTAAAAATCATTTATGGGGCGTAAGTGAAATTGACAGTATAGGTTTAAGTATTGCATTAGAATTCTCTGGTATGAAACATAACCGAGAAATATTCGATAACAAAGGTATTGACCCTAAAGGTATTGTTAGTTTTGATCCAAATATTGGTAATGCAAGTATTTCTGCGAATTATAAAAGATTAAAAGAAGAAAAAAATAATAAAGGATTACTTTTCTTAAAAGGGGCTAACTACCAATCTACTGGGAATAATAATAAAGATATGGATTTCTTAAAGCTAATGGAATATTCACGGGATAGGACATTAGTTGGTTTCCAAGTTCCACCTGCAGTCATAGGCATCATTGAAACAGCTCATTTAGGTTCGGGCACTAGTGAAGGTCAGGAAAAAAGTTTTAATAAAACATTATCTGGAGATTGCATCACTATTGAAAATGCATTCAACAAAGCATTAGGTCGTTCCGGATTTAAAGAAATATTTGAATATAATCACATGGACTTGGAAAACAAATTGACTCGCGCTCAAATTGAAGATTTACAAGTTAAAAATGGAATTAAATACATTAACGAAATCCGTACTGATTATGGTTTGGATACTGTCCCATGGGGTAATACTCCAATGAATTATGGTATGTTTGGAGTTAGTAATGATCCAGAGAATACTGGAGATGTTATTCCAATTGGAAATCAACAACAAAACCTTGAATCTGGTCAGAATAATGAAGTTAAACTTTATCAAAAAGCATTACTCCTTGAACGTTTACGTGAGGAATACTAATGGTTTCTCCCACTAGAATCAGAACTAATAATTTACTTGCAAAAGCTTTTAATTTAAATGATTTCTTAGACCCTACACGATTAGCTCATGATGAATTACAATATTATAATGACTTAACAAGATTATTCGATAAGATTATTAGTCATTATATTAATTGGTTGGATTCATCTGAAGCCAAAAAGTTATTCTATGAAGAAATACAGAATCGTGAAGAATACTTCCAAGCAATTGATCAAGACCTCGATGACATTATCCGAGACACCAGTTTAAGTGCTGATAGGATAATCGAGAAAGTCTTCCGAAAAGGTTTGAGTCATGGGTATAAAGATATCAATAGATTACCCGTTTTCAACGATGCCTGCAAATACGGATTGAAAGCCACTCAAGAATACAACTTCGAGTTAATAACTAATGTTTCCAATGACTTACGAGACAGCATTAAGCATCATATTTTCCGAGGCATTGCAGAAGGCCAAAGCATACATGAGGTAGCAAGAGCCATAACCGATAGTGGCCTCAAACCCATTGAAGGTAAAACATTATCAGCCTACCAAAGAGCATCACTAATTGCAAGAACAGAAATCGCCCGATCAATGACCACCGGACGATTACAATCCTACGCCAACTATGGTGTGGAGAAAGTTAAGATATTAACTGCTGGTGATGACAATGTATGCCCAATATGTCTTGAAGCAGCTCATGTTTTTAATGGTGAGAAAACTCATGAAAATATTGTTGGTGAAAGGGTTTATGATTTAGATAAAGCTAGTGATTTGGTTCCTTTTCATCCTGCTTGCCGATGTTCAGTTATAGCGCACATAGAACATTACCAAGACATACCACAAAAACCAGTTGAAAATACACATGTTGTTGATTTAATTAATAATAAAATTCATAATTGGATTTATTGTTATGACGATAAAGAGTATCAATTTCAGGGCAATACTCCTGAGGGAAGAGATAATTTCCAAAAAAAATATGGAGTCGATGTTGATAAGTTAGATGATTTGGCTTTAAAATTTTTAATGATGTATACTGATGATGCCGACAGTGCAATTAATAATCATTTAAGAGGTCGATGGGATTATGAAGATTGTGAAAAATTATGGGATAAAACTTATAAAAAACTTTTTGGAGAGGAAGAACAAGAATTAACTTTTAAAAAAGCATTAGAAATTTATGAAGATATTTTTGAAAAATATTCTAAAACTCTTGAAGAAGATATTATTGTTTGTCGGCGTGAAGATGAACGATTCATGGGTAGGGATGATCCTAACAGATATCATGATGATGGTTTTACTTCAACTTCTATTTATGAATATGTTGAGAAATATGGTGATGAGATAAATTATATTTTAATTCCCGCCGGCACTAAAATCATATATCTTGAAGAGATAACAAAAGTTCCTCGAGATTTTGAGATTTTGTTTGCTCCAGGTATTGATTTGACTCGTGTTGAAGATTTGTCTCCTAGAAAGAAAGTTTGGAGAATAACATAATATTTATTTAGTATCATAACCATAAATAATATTATAACTAACTAGTGATATGGCAAAGGTTAGTTTGTTTTTTTATATAGGAAAATTCTCATGTTTTGGTCGATATAAGATTTTCCTATATTTTCAAACATTATTCGTTGATGTGATTGATAATGCAATACGTAAAATTCACAAGAATGAACACTGAACTAATGACTAATCTTCCTGAAGGTATGATGGAAAAATTAGTTAATTTAGATGATGTTATCCCAGATGAGGTTATGTCTGCTATTTACACTAATAATGATATTTATAAAAAAGAAAGGAATCACTTTTTAGATTATCGTCCTGATCTTCTTCAAAAGATGTATGCTGCTAGGCGTAAAAGAAGGAGACTAGCTGAAACTGAAGATATCATTAATATTCATACTGATGAAAATGTTCAATTTGTTCGTGATTATCCTCAGTTCAAAGATCTTATAGAATATATTGAGTTTTGTGATGATAATCTTGATACTGTAAAGGTTGTTCCTATTGATCAGTATTTAGCTGAAAATTAATGTTAATACAATTGAATATATGGAGGTCACGGCACATTTAGTGTTTGTGGCCTTTTTTAATAGACTTTTTTTTAAGGAGGAGCGTTATGTCTGATGAAACTAACAATTTGAAAAAAGTCGATGAATTCATTGAAAATTCTCGTAAAGAGTTAAATAGTGATGATGATTCCATTTTCAATAGGGATAAATTTATATTAGACATGATGATTCATGCATATGAAGAAGATGAACGTAGGAATACTTTAGTGGATTCTAAGAATAGTCAAATGATTGCAATTTTAGGGGTCATGTTAACAATTCAAGGATCATTATTCACATTTTTATTGTCTAATTTTGCAAAAAGTAATTTTCCTGTAATGAATGTTATTTTAAGTGTTTTAACATTAGTTTCATTAGGATACTATGTTTATTCAATGAAAATATTTATTGATGCATATACTTTTAAAACATTTAAATCTATTCCAAATCATGAATATTTAATCAATTCCGCTAAAAAGAAAGTTCATGAGCATAATATTATTGGTGATTTGATAGGTTCTTTTGGCAGTGCAATTAAATATAATAAGGAAGTAATTTCTGGAAAAGTTAATGCTGCAAAAGTGGGATTTGAATATTTTAAAAAAGGAGGATTACTTACAATATTATTTGTTCTTGTTTTTTTATTATCAATGTTATCATTAAAGTAAGATAAATGAAGAGGTTATTCTCTTCATTTATTTGTCTTGGATTTATCTGCACCTTTTTCTATGAATACTGCAGCATCTTGTTTTGGTTCGTAATCGATGGATTCTTGGGATGAGTCTCCACATTCAACACTAACCTCTACTTCTTGCACAGGTTCATAGGTTACTGGTTTCTTGACAGGTTTGTCCTGTTCTTCTGCCATAAATCATCACCTCCTTTAATTTATTTTACAATTATATTATTTTTATTCTGAAGTATTTAAATGATTTTTACATTTTTTTTAATCAACATTAGGAGTGTGTTAGCGTATGTTATCTACAATTAAATTTGTTTTAAAACAATTACTACCATTAAAATATGAAACCACAACCCGTGTCACCGATGATTCAGGACAAAATGAATTAATCAGATTGAAGACTACATGGCGCATGTGGTTAGGAAAACCATTCCATATAACTCATTATAAGTTATAGTCATTTCGCTACTTTAAAACTTTTCCCACCTGGAGTACTGTGGTTAAACTACTAACCAAAAAAATATAAAGGTAAAATAAAAACCATTTATTACCTCCTTTTTTCTTTTATTTTCCATCCACCTAAAAAATTAGACTCTCTTTTTTTTGTGTGGATGGATAATAAGAAAAATTTAATTATTTATTTTTTTTGTCAAATATGTGGGATTTTAAAAAACAATTTTTTTTTAGAGGATTAAAAGACTCCTCATCTCACACCTAATAATTTTATAAAAAACAAATTTTTTGAAGTCGATAAAAAATGAAAATTGAAAAGAATAATAGGTTCCGATTATACGTTCCCATAACTAAAAATAACGTCAACTTTGATGTTACTGATTATAAGCTTAATGAGAACGGAACATTGGACATAGAAGGAATTGCAAGCACTATAAATAAAGACTTGCAAGGCGATAAAATGCTACCTTCAGCTATTGAATCCATGAAGAAACAGATATTGGCTCTAGGAAAAAATCTTCATGGGGATCATAAACCATTTCTTTTTAACGGTTTGCTTGGAGCAGTTAACAAAGTTTATGACTCCAACAACGATAAGCTTCATATCGGAGCAACAGTATTGTCCAAATATGCCCCTGACATTAAAGAAATGTTGGACATTGGGGTGAACCTTGGATATAGTATTGGTGGTGCTGCTACTGAATATACTTTGAATAAGAGCAATGGTTTGGATATAGCTGATGTGTATCTTGATGAAATCAGCCTAACTGCGATGCCTGCCAATCTTGATACTCTTGGCACTGTTACTACTCAGAAAGGAGTAGTTGAAGGTACTTGTATTAATGGTATTTGTCACCAGTTGGCTAAAAATTTGAAAAAGAATAGAGACGAGGAGAAAAATATGTCTGAAGAAAACAAACAACAACAGAATAATCCTGAAGAGGTAGATTCTAAAATTAAATCAGCCGTTGATGAGTTATGGGCTGAAAAAGAACAAGGTCTTGTTGATGCAATTACTGAATCAATTAAACCTGAAATTAAAAATATTGTTCAAGAAGAGATGAAAAAAGAAGAGGATAATTCCAACCCTGAAAATAATGAAAGTGGTAATGGAGGAAATCCTGAAGGTATGGAAAAGTCATTGGATTCTGATACAATTGGTAAAGCAATTGCTAAAGGCATTCAATCTGAAATGGCTGAATTCAAAAAACAATTTTTCAAAGATGTGAATAATGGTAGAAACCCAAATTCTGATCTTGATTTACAAAAACAAGAAGAACTTCTTAAACAAAAAGAAAAAGAAAAAGAAGGAAATCAAATTAATAAAACTTATTCTACTGAAGAAACCGCAAAAATCTTAATGAAAAGACAAAGAACTGTTAACCCAATAATGGGTGCAGTATTGAATAATTTAGGTGAATAAATATGGCTGAAGAAATGACTATGCAAGAAATTATTTCTAAAGTGGCAACTAATTCTGCTGAAATTCAGGAATTACAAAAAACATTCCAACAAACATCCAATTATCCAAATGCAATGCAAATTGCATATTCTGATAAATTACAAACTAAAACTTTTGAAAGAGCTCCATTACTTAGGTTTTTAGAGTCCAAAGGTCAAGTGTTTGATAATAAAGCAGCAGTTGTAGGCTACTTTAAAGAAAATCCTGGGGAAGATGATACTCAATGGATTGACGAGTTAGGTGATCTTCCAGATGCAAATGCTGAATCTATTGATGAAATCACCGATAAAATGAAAACAATTGCAGCACCAATTGAAGTCAGTATGATGGCTCAAATGGGTAATAATTATGTTGATATTCTCAAAAGAAGACAAGACCAAAAGTTCATTGAGGTCAACACTAAAACTGATGCTGCAATCATTGAAGGTTTCGGTACAGCAGCTAAAAAAGATTTCAAAGGTGTAACTAGACATGTTACTACTCATACTGAAGATTTAAATGGTCAACCAATTACTGAAGATGTCATTGATGACATGTTGGAAGACATTCATAACGATGGAGGAAATCCGGACGTTATGGTTGCGTCCTATGGTGTTGCAAAACAAATGAAAAAAATCGTTGCCCCATACAGACGTTACAATGATAAAATCGATATTGGACTTGGTCACAGAGTAACCAGTTATGAATCCATGGATGGTAATGAAATACCTATCCTTGTTGAATCTAACTATGATGTATCTCAAGGAAACAAATTAGCTATTCTTGATTCTGAAACTTTAGAAGTAAGAAGGTTAATGCCACCAACTTTAATCACTGACTTGCCAGTTAATAAGCTTGCTTATAAGAATGTTATTGCTGCATTCTTAACTATGTTAATGAATGGTGAGTTTAAAAACGGTATGATTACTGGAATTGGTAATGGGGAATAAATCTCCTCATTTTTTCTTTATTTTTAAATGCGGTGATGTTTTATGGCATTAACAAATGATCAATTAAGATTACTTGATTCATGTCCTGCTCTTTCAGGTTTAAAAGATTGGATTATTGCAGTTGATAATTCTGTTAATCCAACTACAGTAACTCCTAATGCTGATGATAATCAGGAACCTGCGGGAGATGATCCTAATGAGACTCCTAATGCTGATGATAATCAGGACCCTGCGGGAGATGATCCTAATGAGACTCCAAATGGTGATGAAACTCAAGAGCCTGCTGGAGAGGGATAATGGATAACTAAAATATTTTTTTGGAGTGGGTAATTATATGGATACTGAAATTACTGAAGAAACTCCTACTGATTTAATTGAAAAGAAAATAAGTACGTATATTGGAGTTCCTGTCAAACCAACAGAGTGTAGTCAATTTGAAAAGTTTGACGGTGAAACTGTATTTGTAGAAACATTTCCTTTTATTAAAGTCTGTAGTTTAACTATTGATAATGCTGAAATTACTGAGTATACTATTGATAATAAAGCTGGTTTAATTTATTTAAATCAACATTATTCTGGTTTTCTTAAATTAGATTATGTTGCAGGTTTAACTAAAGATGAATATTCATTGTATATTGAGCCTTTGGTTAATGATATTAGAGAATATGAAAATGATTCCGGTTGGACTAAAAATGCTTCCAGCATTAAAGAAGGAGATGTGCAAATTAACTTGGATACAAGTATAGGTAAAGGTGCTTTAATACAAAAAAATCTTGATGATTTAAAAAATCGATTCAACACTTACATGAGAATGATTTAAAATGATTCCTACATTCTTTAATAACACAACTATTCAATTATATGCCTACCAACCAACAGGGGAGGTTGATGAATATGGTAAAAAATTTGAATATGTTTGCAAAGGAACTTTTGAAGTTGACTTACAACCATTAAACCCCGAATCAAGTCAACAGGTATTCGGAAGAATAGAACAAGACACGTACAAAATGTATCTGTCAAGTGACATTCCTATAGAATCCACGGACTTAATTAAAATTCCCGATTTAGGAACTTTTGAAATAGTGGGATCCCCTCAAAAATGGAATCACTTCTTAGAACATACTAAAGTCATTCTCAGAAAACATCGCAAAGAAGGGGTCATAAATGGGGATTAATATTGATGTAAAATTTAGTTCTCGTTTTGAAAAAATCATTAAGGGCAATGTGATGCAATATGCAGATAAAGCATTAGGTAAAACAATTGTTGAAGGCGAAACTATTTGTATAAAAGAAGCTCCCATTAAAGAGGGAACTTTACGCCGTAGTATTGGAACATCTCATCCGAATATGGGGACAGTTTGTTTAACATGTGGTGTTAAACATTGGTATTATAATCAATACGGCACAAGTCCTCATGTAATAACTCCTAGAAGTTCTAAAGGTTTGCTTGTTTGGAAAGGTGAGGGTGGTGAAAAGCATTTTGCAAAAAAAGTTAACCATCCGGGTACTAAAGCCAATCCTTTTGTTACACGTACTGCAAAACAAATTAAAAGTAGGCAATTGGTTCAAAGGAATTTGTATGATGTTTTGAAAAGTGAAGGAATAATCCAATAAAAAAGGGGTGATTTATGTGTACCCTATGGAAAAAGCAGTTTGGAATTTGCTAAAGGGTAATGTTAAATGTAATGATGTTGAGGTTATTAGTTTGGTTCGTAGATTAACTTCTGAAGATGAAACTCCGTGTATTACTATTCAACAGGCTGCTGAAGTTCAATTGGGTAGGCAGGTGGAGCATTGTAAACATGAGATTATAGTGACTAGAAATAATGTTGAAGTGTGGATTAATATATGGGCTAATAATGAAGAAGAAAGAGATCATATACGAAATCAAGTAGAATACAGAATCAATCAAGCATTAGCCAATCATTACACTACATGTGCAAATTATAATCATGGAAATTGTAATTTCATTGATGATACTTGTGCAACATTAAATACCAAAAATGGAAGAACTGCAAAAAACCAATGCCCTTACCCAGAAGATTACAATTACACGAGTTGGTTCATCAAAAACAAAATCATCAAAAATACTTTTACAATAAGTGGACGCCAAGACATGGATGAACTAAACATAACTCAACCAATACTTCGCACTTTAATAAAACTAGACATGGATTACTTCAGAACATTTGACCTAGGAGGTCAAGAAGTACACGAAATTATAATTGATGAGGCATTATTATGACAAAAAAATCAGAAGAAAAAACTAAAAAAGAAAATAACTCTTCCAAAAAGATTCTTTATGAACTAGTACAAGAATCTGAACTTGAAGAACATAAAATAATTGGTGCTTTAGGTAAAGCAGGTTTAATAAACCAATATGAAACTGAAAAAGTAAAATACAATCGTTTCGACATAGAACCTACTTTAACTCAAGCTGAATTTGATAAAATTTTAAAAGACTTTTTAGGGTGATCAATTTTGACAATTGAAGAAACTCCATATACAAAAATAACTGAATTAGAAGACAACTCTGTAAATGGGAAAGGAGCATATATTCCAGTTATCATAGGACAAACTGGAAATACCGTATCCGCTGACAATCTAAAAATTCAAACTTTTGAAAGATACGAACAAGCATGCGCCACCCCACAAAATAAAGGTATTGGAACAGATCCAACTACAAATAAATCATTAGCATTTTTAAAACCTTTCCTTGAAGAATGCGCACCAAAAAGCGTTGAAGATATAGGATTGCCAAAATTCTATTTCATTGACATGGGTAACTTACCTTTCACCAATGGTGATGCATGGGCAGATGCATTTGAATTAGCAAAAACAAAAAATGATGCTAAAGTTGAAATAATTATTGGATTTAAAAAAGCCGATGCTTCTGAAGCAATTACTGCTGCGGAAATAGCAAATATAGTGGGAATACTCACATCAGCTGATGTTAGTGCAAGAAATGCTGCTAAAAAAGGAAACATAAGACAAGTATATTTCACAGTTGAAGGTGCAACTGATGCAGATATGATTGAATTAACAAAATCAACTAATAATGTTAAAATTCAATCTTCTAGAATCCTTCCAATGGAACCTGGAAAATTCCCTGAAATATGTGCAAGATATTGTGTTACTCCATACTATGTGGAACCGGGGTTCATCAAATTTAGAACTGTATCTCCAGAAGATGTAACTGAAAGAACTGAAGCAGATGAAAAAATTTTACAGAATGCAGGAATCAATTTCATCAGACGAGAAATGGTAAGTGAAGGAGAAATCGCAAGAATCTGTGCAGGAGTTAGCTCTGCAAAACCAATTGTTAACAATCCTCACCATGATGAATTACCTCACATTCGTAGAAATGTAGATCATCTCATGGAGAGAATTCACAGAAAAGCATCTGACATCTTGAAAGATAATGAAACCAGTTTTGCTGTTGACATGTTACAAACAGATGTTGATGATATAGTGGATGATGAAATTAAATTAAGAAGGATGCAAGAAGGAACTGAATTTACTGTTTCTGAAGCAGGAACTACTCCTTTTAAGGTTAAAATTAAAGGTAAAGCAAAAGCAGTTAATGCTATTTACTATGTGGATATTGAATATTACATTCAAGCTCCACAGGCAACTGCATAAAAATGAAGGTGATTTTTTATGACTGATCAAACAGTAGAATTTGTAACTGAAACCTATGACTTAGGTTTTTTAAGATTTAATGATGACATTATCCCTGGTAAATCTATTAAAGTCAGCGGTAAAATTAAAGCTGAACGTCAAACCGTGTCAAATGCTCATCATGGTGTAGGATGGAATTTCTCAGAAGAGGAATACTCTGGAGAAATTAGTGAAATTCCAATCAAATATTGGCCAAAAGTTAAAGAAAGATGGCATAAACAAAAATATGATCCATTAGGACTATTGATTCCATTATACAATATTGTTGATGAAGGCCAATATAAAGAAATGGCTGTGTTAAAACATGCTGTTATCACTGATTTTGATTTAGAAACTGAAGGAAAAACAACATTTGGTTGTAAATTCGAATCATTAGTTATGAAAGAATAAAACATTAATTTTTTTTTGTTTTATTCTACAATATTTTTTTTAAAGGAGTAACTGAAACCATGGTAGATAAAGATATTAAACCAATGAACATTGAAGAACAGGAAATAATGGATGATTTCCTATTAACTACCCAGTATTTAGAAGAGGCGAAACAAATACCTTTGGACATTCTTGAAAATGATTATGAAAAAGAACTAATCACCAAATGCCGAGAAAATACTGAATTAACAGAAAATGAATTAGCAGATTTAAAACAATTATTGGCTAAATACAGAAGTGCATTAAGTAAAATAAATCCTTTAGAAGTAGAAGAAAATGTTAATAAAACAAGAAGAATTATTAACTCTGAAAAAGAGTTACTCAAACTTATTGATAATCAAGAAAATTATAAACTAGAAATGATTTACAGATTACCTTCTAGTGAGGAAGTAGTTCTAAACTTAAGGGTCAAACCATTAACAGACTCTCAAGCAATTAGTGAAATGCAAGCACATGTAGATTTATTCAAAGAGTTAGATACAAGTGAAAGAATTGTGTGGAATAAAGCAATGAGCGGACAGAAAATAATCACAAAAGAAGAACAAAAATTAGCCGAACATGTGCTTAAAAAATATGAAGATAAAGAATTCAACATGGAATCTAAAGTAAATTCAATGAGAGAATTCCTTGCAAGACAAGTTGAATTCGTCGAAGCTGATTTTAATACTTACAATCAAAAATTAAAATTCTGGAAAAGAATAGAAGTACAAACTATAGTTGATTTGTATAATAAAGTACGTGAAATATTACAATTAAATGAAATTAAAACCGAGGACTTATTTCTTAATGGCTGATTCGTTTATGGGGGAGGTCTACTTCAGAGTATCACAACATCTCGGTTGTGTGATGAGTGAAGTAATACGTAAAAAATTCACTCCTGATATGCAGTTACTAATTCATAAATATGCTCGAATTGTTAAAGCAGAAAAAAAGCAATACGATACAATAATCGAGCAAAAGAATTCATCCTCAGGTTAATTTTTAAATATAAAATTTCATCTTTTTTTTTGGAGGTTTCAAATGGCCACTATGGAAGACATAATGCTGTCAATAACTGCACAGGATAATGCTTCAAAAGTATTTCAAAGTGTAGGTTCAGCAGCACAATCATCATTAAACAATATCAACAACGGAATGATGAATATCAGTAATTCATTCGACAATATGTTGTCTAGTGTTACTGGAAAATCTGCTTCAGAATCAATATTTGGCACTGCATCAAAAGCAGAAACTAACGACGTATTATTAGATATGATGAGTAATACGTCACAAGCTGCAACAAAATTAAAAGAACATGTTGACCAAACAACTAATGAAAGTCTTGTCAGTATGCAGAATCTTATCCCTGCAATGAATGCATTCAAAACAGCAACGGGTGCAACAGATGATCAAATATATGACGCAACTGAAACAATGGCAAGTTTTGGTGCTAAAGTACTTGCTCAAACTGGAAGTGTGGATTTATCAGAACAGGCAATGATGGATCTATCAAAAGGTATAAAAGGAGCATGCGCAAGTCTTGATCAATATGGTATTACAGTTGATGCATTACAAAAAGCTGGTTGGAGTGGAGAAGAAGATGATATTGAAGGATATATGAAAGCAGTTCAAGAGTTAACTGGGGATACCAAAGCATTAATGGAAACTAATGAAGGTTTAGATGCACGTCTTGGGAAAGCATTTAGTAGTGCCGGTAAAAAAATAGGGAATGAATTTTTACCTCAATTAAAAGATATCAAACAAGGATTTTTAGACTTAAACTCTGCCACTGGTGGAAATCTTGCAGCAGGAATATTAGTAACTGTTCAAGGAATTGATATGTTAAGTCAAGGAGCATCAACAATCACACAATTAGCAAATGGTGCGAGAGACCTAAAAAGTGCATGGGATGCAACAGGACAAGGTGTCAGTTTAGTTGTGCAAAAGTTTAATGATTTAACTTCCGCAGCTGAAAAAGCAGATGATGCAATGGATGCTGCAAAAGTTGTAGGTGAAACTACAGATGTTTCCAAATGGTTAAGTAAAGATGTAGAAGTAGTGGGAGATTTTACTCCTATTGCAGATGTCCTTAAGGAAAAATCTGATGTTGAAAAGGATGCTTTTGAGAAATATGATGAAAATCGTCAAAAACTATTTAAAGAATTCAAATCCAGTTCAACAAAAGTTGACCCTTCAGATTTTAAAAAAGATGCTGAGGTAATAGAAGACATTGTTGAAGATGCTGCAGGTATGGGGGCATTAGCTCCTGAAGCTACTGCTGCAGGTGCAGGTATGGAAGCAACTTCGGGAGGTTTAAGTGCAATTTCTGCTGGAGCAACTGCTATGTTGGTACCTTTATTATCTATTGCTGTTGTTGTTGCGGTAATGATTCCCGTTGTTACTTTATTGGCTGTTGAAGCACTTGCTTGTTTGAAATTAATTCAGATGGCTATTGATGCATTGGCTTTTGATGATATTGATTTGACTAAAGCGACGGAAGGTATTCAACAATTGGCAACGGCTTTAGGTTGGGTTGGTGTTGCAATGGGTGCAGTGACATTTACAAATGTCATGACTGGCTTAGCAGTTATTACCTCTGGATTTTTAGGCATGACTGGGCCATTGTCAATTGCTGTGGATACTTTGAAACAAGTTGATGGTAAACTTCAAGAATTAAGTAGTGTGTCTATTTCATCAGATACTCCTGAAAAACTTAAATCTATTAGTAATAGTTTGAAAAGTGTGTCTGATGCGATGATGGCATTAACTGCTTTGAATATTACTACTGGTTTTAGTAATTTTATTGCATGGGCTTTACACTTTGGAAGTGTTACTGATGGTCTTGAACAGGCAAAAAATGATATATTGCAGGCTTCTCAAAAATTACAGGAATTTAATTCTCTAACTCCATTAGATGAAACTACTGCTAAAAATATTCAAAATGTATGTAAATCATTAGCTAGTGTTGGTGAGGCATTTGAAGCTTTAACTAGTATGAGAGATAGTGTTAATTGGGATAATGCATTAGGCAATCTATTTGGTGGAGTTGATATCCAACAAGCATTATCGGATGTTCGTGAAGATATTACTAAAGCAAGTGTCGCTTTGTCTAATTTTACAAATATCACCGAAATTCCAGAAGGAGTGGGAGATAAAATTAAAAAAGTTGCAGATACTTTGAAATCTGTTTCAGAAGCATTTGAAACTTTAAGAGGTATACGTGATAGTAGTAATTTTGATATTAGTGGATTATTGGGTGGAATATTCGGAGGGGATATTCAATCAACATTAAGTCAAATTGTAACTGACATTAATCAAGCAGCAACAGCATTATCTGGTCTGAATATTGATGATGGGATTAATAAAGATTTAATTGCTAAAATTAAAAAAGTAACTGATACTTTAAGTGAAGTTTCTAATGTTGCTAGTGGTTTAACTAGCCTTCCACCAATGGATGGTTTTAACCCTGAATCAATTAAAACTGTGATGAGTAATGTTCAAACTACTTCAGATGCGCTTAAAGGATTGACTATTGGTGAAACAAATGATGAAACTATTAATAACATTAAAAAGGTTGCCACTGCTGTAACGGAAGTTTCAAAAGTAATGACAAATTTAACACAATTGCCCCCAATGGATGGTTTTAACCCTGAATCAATTAAAACGGCTGTTGGAAGTGTTAAAACAATATCAACTGAATTAAGTAGTCTCAGTGGTACTGCTCTGGGAGAAGATGTTAATGGCATTTTAGGCAGTATTAATACTGCACTACAAACTCTTAAAAACACTCTTTCAAATGCGGGGGGATTTAATGCAGTTTCAGTGAATATTGGTTCTCAAATTGTTGCTGGAGTTCAAACAGGTTTGTCTCCATTATCTGGTACGGTGGTTAATGCCGTTTCAACTGCAACAAATAGCGCAGGTGGTGCAGCATTAACAGGTGGAACATCAATTGCTACAATGCTTAACAATGGATTTTCATCAACATTAAATCTTCATTCAACTATGGAAACTGAAATGACTTATGTTACTACTGCGGTTAACAATGGTATTAGTGCAGCTAAAACTGCCGCTGAAAATGGTGCAAAAGATGTTGTAGCAGCATTTAAATCTGGGGTTAATGTTGGTTCTCCTGGGGATATCGCAAGAACAATTTCTCAAGAAATGGCATATTCTTATGATTTCTTAAAACGTGGAGGATCTCAATTAACATCAACCATGTACAATGTTGCTAAGAACATGGTGTCCAGTTTTGGAAATCCTAGCTTGAATGTTTCAGGTATGCTGAATACAATTGGAAGTTTATTATCTCCAATTAAGGCTATTAATACGTTGTCTAATATGGGTTCTAATATTAATCCTGCTCAAGGTTTAAATCAATCAAAAACAATTATTATGAATTTCCAATCAGGATGTGTTCAAGTAGATGCAAGAAATAAAACTGCTAAAGAAGCACGTAGCCTTATGGTTTTAGCATTAGAATCAATGGATAATATTACTAATATCCAAGTTCAAGGGGGATAAAATAATATGGGGATGTATAGTCATATTATTGAAGGGATTTCAGAAAACATCAAAATAATGGAAATGCCTTTTTATGCTGAAAATATAGAAAGTGATGAACCGTATAACCGGCGGGAAAGAGATTTCACTCCGATTATTGGAGGTACGGAAAGAGTTACTAAAGGTAAATATGTTCATAGAAGTTTTAATTTTACAACTTCAGTGTATTATCCTGAGGGTCGACCAGATGTTTACGATAATATTTTCAAGGAGATGATGAGTAAACCGGTACCAGTAATTTCTCCGTATATGGGGAATTTCAATGCTTTGGTCACTATTCGAAGATCATTCCCTAAGGCGTCTCCTAATCGTATGGATTTGGACATGAAGCTTGTTGAAGTTCCTGATGTGATGTCTAGAATTCCGGGTGAATCGTTCATTGTTCCGGCGGTTAAGAAAGTCAAGTCTAAAACTAAAACTTCAGATAAAAATAAGAAAACTGATTCTAAGAAAAGTGATTTAAAATCTAAAACAAAGAATAAGTCTAAATCTAAAACTAAAACAAATAAGAATAAAACTATTACAAAGAAAAATAAATAACTTGCTCTAATAAGGTGTTATTTTAATGATAAGTCAAGATAGTTTAGTGAGAACTGGGTTGGAAGTATATAAAACCGAAGATACTAACAAAGAAGAATCAAAACAGGATACTACTGTTGAAACATCTTCTGAAAATACTGAAGATTCAACCACAACATCTTCCAATAGTAATTCTACAGTAAGCAATACTGATAAAGAAGGTTTCGTATTACATAATGGGCCAATAAAAGAAATTTATTATACTGCAAATATCACTGACACTAGTTTTGAATATGATTATGAAGACATCAGTAGCAATGGTAACATTTCCCTTACTGAAGTAGATAACACTCGTTTTTACAAAGGAATACGTGTATTGTTAAAAAAAGAATGGGAAGAACCAGGTAAAAATCTCAAATGGGATGATTTGAAAAATGTGTTACTTGGATTTATCACAGAACAAAGTTACAGTGAAGATGGCGTGGAGTTAAAAATTTCCGGAATGACTAAATTACTTGATCAAGAAAAACAATTCAGTTTCACTCAAACCAAAAGGTCAGAAATTTTAAAACAAATGATTGAATCAGCAGGCCTTAAAGCAAAAATCGATGTAACTGGTTTGAAAGATGATGTGATCGATTATACAAATGTTTCATCATCCAGTAGCAGTGAAGCAACAGGTATTGGTAATGTTGAAATTGATGAATTAGTTAAAGAAATCATTGGAAACGAAACTGATGATTTAGCAAAAGCGAAAAAGATTCATCAATGGTTAATGGAAAATGTGATTTATGCTAGTTATGAATGTTCTAAATATCACACTCCGGAAGAATGTTTAAAAAACAAATCTCATTTGAACTGTGCAGATACCGCAAGATTAACATGTGCTATGATGAAATCTGCAGGATTAACAGCATATGTTGTCCATGGACCATACCACTTCTGGACAATGATTGAGATTGCGGGTAAAAAATATGCATCTGACCAAACAGGTAGAGAATCTGCAGGTATGAGTGGTTCAGCTTTCAATACGGTGTGGTGGCAAGGCAGAGGCAGAAGCAGTGCAATTCCGCCATATAGTAAAAATGGAGATAATCCAAGTTGTTAAAGAGGAGGTAATTTATGACTACTTATCATATTGGTACGGATGATATTGTGGGTAAAACAACAGATTATAATGTTGTTTCAAAAATGATTAAAGTTCTTGAAAAAGAAGGTCACACATGTAAACATCTTGGAGTAGGACCAAATGTTGTTCAAGCTAATGGATTATCATCCAGTAGTAAAGGAGCTGTTGGAATCTATGTTGTTGGCGGTTCAGATATAGGAACTTACGTTGATTTTCGTGACCAACTGGAGCGTGGTGGGTATCACTATAAGTATGTATGGTTTGCTTTCGCTTCATGGACAGCAACAACTGATAAATGGATTACTGAAAACGGATTAAAAAATACACCTCTTGTCAGGGCTCATGATGATAATTTCAGTAGTCAATCAAGTATTGCACCTTATCTTGGAAAATCTGCGGATAATTTCTTTCAAAAGAACAAATCCATAATGAATTATGTTTATGGGCAAAGCCCTGAAGAATTAGCAAAGAAAATTTTAGCTGGAGGAGGTGATGCGTCCAGTTCAGATTCCTCTTCCTCAGGTTCAACCATAAAAGATGCAATTAAAGATGTTATGTACGGATGGGATGCTGAAGCAGAATTGTTTGTCCGAGACGATACAGTACATATTCGTAAAATCCAATCACCTTCAAAGTCTAGTTTAAGATTAATTGAAGGAGAAAACATTGAATTAAATAGTGTCAGCATTAATGATATTAACCCATCATCTGTGAATTATCTAACCTGTGAGTTTCAGGATAAAATTTTAACGATTAGCGATGATGAATCAATTAAAAGATTTGGTAAAATAGAATCTAGTGTCACTGTTGAAGATTCCATAACTAAACTTGAAGATGCTAAGGAATTCCTTGAAAGAGAATGGGGTAAAATACGTAGAGAAAATGGTCGTTCTTTAGAATGTAAAGTTCAAGGTGAGGTTAAATGGAAACAGGGTCTATGGTGTTATGTTTACTTGCCTTCATTTAACATTGACGATTATATGTATATTACAAAAGTTTCTCATGATGATGATGGCTTATGGAACACTAATCTAACTTTGGTTGACTATCCTCCTGGCTTTGGAGAACCTAGCAGTACAAATAATGATAGTAATGATGAAAATTCAACTGAAGATTCAACTGAGAGTGAGGATACTGAGGAGGAAACATCATGAATTCAAGCAATGTGACAGTTACTGATGGTAGGCTTAAAAAATCTTTAAAAGACAACATCGAACCTATAATTTTGCCTAAAGTGGAAAGAACAATCACAAAAGAAGTCAATAATTCAAAAATCCGCACAGGAGTTATAACTAAATTCTATCCCTACCTCGATAAAGCTGAAGTAAAATTAGATAATGTCCATAAAAAAGTTTTATGCAAAATTTTACATCGGTTTGGTGGGGAGTTATTAGACTTATACACTCCAAATTTGGATAGGAAAGGATTTGATAAAAAATTAAAAGAACCTTTTATTGTTCCTCGTGGAGCGTATCATGTCCTTGTTGCTAAAATTCATGACGAAGATAGTACTGAGAATTTAATTTTAGGTTTTTACCAAAATGAAGAACTTGTAGGTTTAAACCCTGCGTCTCCAGGCAATTTTAAAATTGTCACAAGAGGAGGGACTAATCAATTTTGGATTAAATTTGGCTATGATGGTTTGGATTTAAGACTACCAAAAAATTCAACTACTAATGTTGGGGAAATGGATAAATACATGTCCGAAGTGGATTATGCAGATTCAACAAATGTGTATACTAAAGAAGAGGTGTATACTAAAACTGAAGTTGACAAAATGTTAGAAGATCTAAAAAAGGAATTGATGGAGGATATAGATAATGACGCTGCCGGTTGATATTACTAGTGAGGATTATAACTATCAAAAAACATTGCATGAAGATGCTGAATTAATACCTGTAGGTAAAGGGGAATATTATGATATTAACTTTGAAAAAGGGGATTATGTTAATTTAACTGGTAAAAATTCATTATCAAATGCTATAGTAATTGCAATTCTTACAAGATTCACAGAGTTATCAGATATTGAACTCTATGAATATTTTGGGTGCAGAGTTCATGATTTGATTAAAGCAAATCATGAAGCGATGGTTGAATATGAAATCGAATTATATATACGTGAAACTCTAGAAAAAATGCGTAGAATTAAAGAAATAAATTATATTAAGGTCACTGATGGAAATCACAGTTATGGTGTCAATTTTAGTGTAACTAATATTTATGGTGAAACGGTCACAGGGAGTTTGTTCATATGAATTATGTTGAAAAAAAGTATGATGAAATATTTGAATCCATGCTTGAAGACAGTGTAGAAAATGGCTTAATATCTCATGCTGAAGACTTCACTGATTTCATTGCTAACAAACAGGACATCAGTAATTATTACGTGATGGATAAAGCCGTTATCGCTACAATGTTTGCAAGAGTGTATCAAGATATAACTAGTGTTTATGAATCTGCTAAAGTTGAATATGCTGAAGGTTCTGATTTAGATGAAATCGGAAAGTATGTGGGTATAAGTCGGCCTATGGCTACAAAATCTAGTGTTCGTGTCACATTTACTTTAATGGAATCTGTTGAAGAGGATATTACTATTCCTCCAGGAGTCATAGTATCTACATCTGGAGGGGTGGAATATGAAACTGTGGATGAAATTTACATTTCAGCATCTGATGTTGAAGCTACTGTTAGATGTAATAGTATTAAATCTGGACCTTCTACGAAGATTTCTGAAGGTACTTTAACAAATATAGTCTCATTAACAGGATATAATTTGTCTTGTACTAATCATTATAGATCATCTGGGGGTAATCCTGATTATAGTGATGATGAATACAGGTATTTTTTGATGAATTGGATAAAAATCATGTTGAAAGGTTCTGAAGAGGCTTATGAATATTATTTTGCAAATAAAGATGGTGTTGAAGATTATCGTCTTGTCCCGAACTGGGATAAGTCTGGTACTGTGAAGATTATTGTTGAGCCGGGTGATTCAACATTGTTAAATGAGATTTATAATGAGTTAAAATCTAGTGTTTGTCAAGAAGATACTGTAATTACGTTATTCAAGCCTGTTGAGAAGTATATTAATATTTATGCTAAAGTTAATGTTGATATTGATTTGATTAATCCTTACAGTGATTTGGAAAAAGCAGATATTCAATCAAAGATTGTTCAATCTATCAAAATTTTCATTGATGGAGGTTATATTGATACTGATGATGGAAGGGTGTGGTATCCTGGTTTGAGTTTAGGTGAGGATTTTATTCCGCATAAATTAGCTGTATTTTTGGATGATGAGATTCCTGAGCTGAAAAACATTACTTTCACTACTCCTTCAGATTATATTCCTATTTTGGATGAGGAGAAGGGTGTTAGTAGTGATATTGTTATTGAGATGATGTGATATGTCTAAAAAGATTTTAAAACGATTACTGGATATGTTTCCATATTTTTTAACTCGTAATCCTGAATCTAATTTTGTTAAATCACAATCAGTTACTTCACAAAGATTTAAAGATTTGTACATTGCTTTAAGGGATACTTATGAAAGTTTTAGATTAGATAAGCGCTGTTTGATTTTTAAAGAGCAAGATTGCGATTATGATTATACGATGCATTTCATTTGTAATATTCCTTTGTTGGAGTATGTTGCGATTTATGAAGATGATGTTTTAATTTATGAATCTTTTTTTGAATTATGTGAGGATGAATCTTATTCTTATATGATTCGTGAAAATATTATAAACTCGTCAGATATTGATGAGGTCATATCCAGTAATGAATATTTAATCGAGGATAACATTACAGGTATTGATTATTCTTATAGTTCCACTTCAGAAAACATCATACCCATTACATCTTATCGTATTTCCGTGAAGACATTTGATGAATATGAATGTGAAAAAGGATTCCCTGAAAACGACACAATCCAAAACAATATTTATGATCATGATATCAGCTTGGACGAGTTAGGTGCATTAAACAACATTCCAAGAAAAAAATATATTCCTACAACTGACTTTGCAAAAACAGAACCACCATACAATGACAGGACAACAGAAGATGATTATCACTACATGCAAAGAATGCTAATGTATAATCTATTAATACATCAAGAACCCCTGCCCGTTGCAGAAATATTCAAATTATACGGAATATCATCAAATTTAATCAACAGAGACCGATTCATTATAAGAATGTTTGACATATTCAAACATGAAGATGGTTACTATTATGATGAAACTGCAGATGGTGACAGGTTATTTGTTAATGATTGGATTCCTGAACCTTGGGAGCATAAAGACCGATTATGTGAAACAAGCATAGACCTTGGAGAATACTTCTATGTTTCAGCTAATACTTTGCAACCTGTAAGAAAACAGAAAGTATTTTTCACTTTTGAATTCTTAAATTCATTAATGGAAGCTTTAACTGGGGATTATACTGTTGATATTTACTTGGATGGTGAATTGATTATCGAAGCTTACAAGGATAAATTGTATAATGTTGATTTATCATTATTAAGCACCACTGAAGATAATGTATTCTATTTTGAAGGGAAATTAGGTGACTGGATTATTGGAACTTGGACAGAGACTATTCATATACGTGGATGTAATGATGCTGATTTTTATGTGAATGCTAATGGTAGTGATGATAACGATGGAACAAGGGCACATCCATTCCAAACATTGGAACGTGCAGTCACTGCGGTTAATGGTATTTATGATTTGATTGCAGTTCAAGGTAGTATTAGTATTGATGGTGCTATTGCTATTCCTGAAAGGTGCATTATTATTGGTTGTGGTAATGCAAAAATCAACAATAACAGTAGTAATGTGTTTTTCAACATCGAACAAGACCAGTATTTAATATTGCAAGATTTAACATTAACAACATCCAAAGAACCGGTCTTTAAGGGCGTAATTGACAATCAGATGTTTACTAATGACAATTACATCACTGAAAATACAGATGCACTAACATACAGCATGGACAATGGAGTATTAATAGAAGACTTGGAAGCAGATTACTTCATAAAAGACATTAAATTTGATACGAATACAGGTTTATTATCATGGACACGATACACACCGGAAGAATTCCAAGCATTAAAAGATTTAAACGGTATCATTCATGATATGGAGTTAATACCTGATGATGATGTATACTACTCAAAATATACTCCTGTAACCACAGATGAAAAACTATTAAACTACCCATTTGTCTACTTTGAAGACAGAGAAGAACTAACAACCGCAATCCAAAACCTAACTTATGATTATAAAACTGGAATATTAGAACTAAGCTTATGTGGAGATGAAATCGTATGGCAAGCAAAGAGTCACTCAATCTAACCGGATTATTCTACAAAAAATCCGAAACAAGAACTAGAACTGAAATCACAAATGAAATACAAGATAGTATTCGTGATTCAGAAATAATACAAGGCAAGGTAAATAAAACAGACATCAAAGATAATCTCATATCTACTGATACTGATAAGCCTTTGTCTGCTAATCAAGGTAAAGTTTTAAAAGGATTAATTGATAGTAAAGCTAATAATACTCGTGTGGATTCTCTTGAATCTAGTTTAAATGGTCAAATTCAAGAGGTTGCAGGTGATGTTTCAGATATTGAAACAGCCTTAACTACTAAAGTAGATAAAGTCAATGGTATGGGATTGTCCAGTAATGATTATACCTCTAATGAAAAAACTAAACTAGCAGGGATTGAAACTGGCGCTAATAGAACAATAGTGGATGCAGAACTAAAACCGAACAGTACTAATCCTGTGCAAAATAAAGTAATCTGCGAACAATTCTATGACAAAGCAGCAATAGTAGATTTGCTTAATAATATCCAAACAAGTGCTGGTAAATTATTAACAATATACATTGATGAAGAAACTGGGGATTTAGTTGTTGATGATGATAGTTATCATTATTACACCAGCGATGAGGTAGATGAGAACTTCACTATTGATGTTCAAAAACAAACAATTCCTGAAGCAGGATTTTTCGCAACATATGTAATCAAACAAGGGGGAAATGTAGTAGGTACTAAAATCAATATCCCGAAAGATTATCTTCTCCAATCAGCTAGTATTAACACTGCTTCAGCAGATATTAGTGGTACAGATATTAAAGCGGGGGATAAATACTTTGATTTCGTGTTTAATACAAAAGATAGTTCCACAAGTGATGCTCATATGTATTTGAATGCAAAGGATCTTGTTGATACTTATGGTGCGGATGAAACAACATTAACTATGAATTCTAATAATATTTTCAGTATTAAAAGTGTTCCTGTTGCAAAAATTAGTGGTGTTTTACCTAGTAATCAGGTTACTCATCAGGATGTTTCTGGTAAGGAGGATAAAGTTAATAAGGTTTCTTCTTGGAATAGTTCTCCGAATAATACTAGGTATCCGTCTGAGAAATTGGTTAAGGATTCGTTGGATGGTAAGTCAGATAATGGTCATACTCATTCTTATGACAGTTTAACTGGTAAACCCTCTACGTTTACTCCGTCCAGTCATAATCATAGTATTTCAGAGGTTACTAATTTGCAATCTACTCTCAATGGGAAATCAAATAACGGTCACCCTCATACTAAAGCAGATATCAGTGATTTTAGCCATACTCATACTAAAGAAGAAATAAGTAATTTCCCATCCACAATGCCTCCATCAGCTCATAATCACAGTATTGGAGAGGTTACTAATTTACAATCCACATTAAACAGTAAAATGAATAGCAGTGACTATGATACTGTTGCTTTGGCTGTTGTTTTTGAAGATGGAAGTAGTAGTAGTTATGATTTAGTGTACAGGAACACATCCTCATAACGGAGGTGATTTTGTAATGCCTAATTTAACAAATAATGGGATAACTGGTTTATGGTTAGATGGTAAACCTGTCAGAAGAGCAAGTCTTGGGGGTAAAGTCTTTTTTGAAAAACATGATTATAATTTGAGTGTAGTGAGTGATAAGGATATTTTATCCTACGCGGATGGCGATAGTGCTACTTTAACAGCGACTTTAACAGATTATGATGACCCTGTGACTGGTGAAACAGTAGTTTTCAGTTGTGAAGTAAAAAGTACTATGGTGGACGCCTCTGGTACACACGATTTTGGAGGATGTTTTATTGTTGATTCTACTAATCTACCGCGCGGAAAGATATTACATATTGGAGACAGGTCTGATTATTCATTGTCTTTGATGAATTCAACTTATTATTATAATAATGTATCAGTGGATATTGGGGGGTTTATATCAAAACAGTGGTATACTTCTAAGATTATGATTAAAGACGGGAGATTATTCATTGAATCCTCAAATAGGTGGGTGGAAGCAATCGATATTTCTGAGATAGATGTAACCCTTTGGGAGATTCCTACTGAGACTAATGTTACTGTTGAAGAGTATTTTTATGAAACTGGTGTGACTGATGTTAATGGTGAGTGTAGTGTAGTTTATGATAGTAAAGGTGCAGGTGATTTAAATATAAAATGTGAATGTCCTAACTGTAGTTTAGTAACTGAAATATACGTTGAAGACTGTGATTTTACAATAATTGACGATACAAAAGTTTCAACTTCCAATCGAGATACACTATTTTACCAATTTGAAGCCAATAATGACTTCATTATTACCGCAGATTATTATCCTACGGATTATTGGGAATGGTTCATGTTAGATAAATATGTCGACAGCACCCGAACAATTATGGGAGTATTTAGTTCAAGCTACGATAAGAGCAGTAATTTTGGAATTACAAACTTAGGTTACAATGGTTGGAAAAATATTATGATAAAATGGGAAAATAACACATTAACTTTTAAATACAACAATACAATTGTATCTAAAGATGTTTCTGCCCATGAGTTTCCAGTTAATTTAGGATTAACTGTTAATCGTGCAAATACCAGATTTAAAAATTTCAAACTTAAGAAATTATAAGGTTAGTAACTTTCAAATTCCTTAAACTAACAGGGTTTGCATTAGATCCACCCCATAATTGGACTGTTCCTGTTGTATCTGTATTAACTGATTGTATTAAATTATCATTGATGTATAATTGGACTGTTCCGTCTTTGATAATTGCTTCAAAACTTACCCATGAGGAACCTAAGACATACCATATTTTTTCAGATTCATGGGAATTATATGAGTTTTGACTGAGGAATATGTAGTGATGTGCAGCGTCTGTTCCGTAAATTCTTACTCCTCCCCAGTATCCATTTAGTTTTATTTCTCCAATGAATCTGATAGGTGCAGTATACCAGTCAGATACAACACTCTTTGGGTTTGATGTGTCTATTGTTTCTACGTATATTTCAGTTACAATCATGAACTTCAGGATTCTACAAAAAATATGCAGTATTGAAGATTGTATCTTACATATTCCGACTGGTTCTCAATATTGCCCTTTAACTAATTGGGTCCTGATTGCAACAATCGATGATTTGCCCGTAGATATTGAAATAACGGGGAATATAAGTGCAAATAATAATTATGGTTTCCGTATAGATTTAACAAATCAAAATAATGAGGATTATTTTGGTGTTGGAGTAAGTGGAGGGGGATATATAAGTGCATATTCTCAATACAACAGTTATGCTACTTCCACTCGTTACTCTGCAAACTCTCAAATACCATTCAAATTAGTGAGAGAAGGCACTTCAACATCAATGTATGCGAAAAATACTCTAATCAGAACAGAAACAAATGATATTCGAGAAAACAATCAATTAAGTGTTATTGCGTGGTCTTCTGCAAAGACAGTGTCGTACTCTGATATTAAAATCAAACCATTATAACAATTCCAATGTCAAGTTTCTGAAAGTAGATGTAGTGTTAAATGTCCACATTCCGAGATATACTGTGTTTGATTGATTATTTAGTGATGAAACTGTTTTACTCCAACTGCCTAATTGATTGCCTTGTAAATCAAGGAGTTTAGTGGTTAATGTTGCTCCATTACTGATTAATTGGACTTCATACTCTGTATCAGTAGATAATGTGGAAATATTACCTACTGTTTCCCAATTCTCAGTATTCCAACCTCTACTGTACACTTCTCTTCCAATAGGGGCTTCTACTCTTGCAAATATGATAGGATTATTATATGCCACTAATCCTCCCATACCTTTGACTATTACACTAAACTTGTAATTGGAAGTTATTCCATTCAGTTTAGGTATTGGGAAGAATGCTTGATTTCTAAATCCAGTACCAACAATAGTGTATTTTTCTCCATCATTAGTTATGGAGATTGTACCTTTTGTTTTATTATTCATCACTTTTACATTAGCAATGTCGAAATCAGATGACTTGTCAGATGTTCCAATATTCGCATAGTATATATCACGAATACTGCATATTTCTGATACATTCATACATTCAACTTTTATATTTAAGTCGCCCGTACCTTTACTATCAAAATATACCCTAGCTAAGATAACCTACAGTCCATTTAAATATTCCTCTCCTCTTTTTATCACATTTATTTTTTTATTATAAAACATTTTACAAAGGTGAATTTAGAAAATGATTAAATATCAACTTAAAAGAATAATGAGTAAATTTTTTTACCCGAAACCTGAAATAGATGAGTTACTCACAGATAAAGAAACTATTGAAATCAGTAAAAATCAAATTTCTGATTTTCCAGCAAGTATTCCTGCAGCCGCACATACCCATAATAAATCTGAGATTACTGACTTTCCATCAAAAATGGATCCTACAGCACATACTCATAAAAAATCCAACATAACAGATTTCCCAGCTACTATGACTCCAACTGCACATAATCATGGGAATTTAAATGATGATGGTTTATTAGATTCAGATGTTAGCAGTAATAATGTTAGTAAAATGGTTGTTACTGATTCTACCCAAAATCTTAAAACTATTAATAAAATTCCATTCAGTAAATTGGATATTAGTAAAAATAATCTTGTTGCTCTTGGTTTGCCAGGGACTGATACTAATACTACTTATTCTGCAGGGACTGGTTTAACATTAGATAATACTACTTTTAATATTCATAATGCTCCTGCTACTGAGTTAAGACATACCATAACCGGCGATGCAGATTTCAGCAATATAAATAAAACTGCTTTGCCAGTAGGTGTTGAAATTGCTCAAAATGCTATAAATGAATTAATTGACCACAGGTTAGGAGAATTATTTGCCTCTACTGGAGACATCAGTACTACTACAATTAACGGTGGTAACATGCAACCTGGACGATACACTAATGATTCATGGATACGATGGACCAAAATAGGAAGGTTAGTAGTAATGGATTATCACTTGCAAGGAAATAGTTCGTTAGCACGTGCAACTACTTTACATGTTTGTAATGTTCCTGACGGATATCTCCCTAACAATTCAAATATTTATAGTAACTGGACGAATACAACTAGTAACGGGCAAATAAGGATGGCTAATAACCCTGCTCAAGTTAAACTGTATATTGTAGGAGGTAATACTAGTAATGTTATCGCAGGTCAGTTAATTTACTTCACAGGAGAATAACATGTCGAATAATTGTAAACGATTAAGAAGCGAACCATACTGTACACCAAATAATTATGATATTGAATTTGATGTGAATAAAATTCCATCAAATGTGCAAATAGAACGAGGCGTGAACTTGGAGAAAAGATTACAAAAATTAATGCCTCTGGGGAAAATAGTGCATGTTAATTTTGCTTCAACAACTACTCCGCAAAATAACATGATTTCTATTACTCCTATGTTGAATATTAAAACAATTAATGATGAATTAATAACCAGAGTTGATTTTAAATGAATATCGAAGGAATGTATACTTATAAAATTCCTATTGTAACCATGTTCCTCAATTGTGAACTAAAAATAACTAATCATAACATCATCACTGATAGAGGAGAATCATTCTTTTTAAATAGATGCATTAATGATGCATTTAATCCAATTCAATATATTGTAATTGGTAATGGGAATAAATATCCTCGTAGAACCGATACTAAATTAGGAAATGAACGTAATCGTAAGAAATGTAGTTGCAAAGCAGATATTCAAAATAAAAGATTAGTTTTAACAACTAATTTTACAGTGGAAGAAATTCAGGAAACTACTGAAATTGGAGTTATCACAAAAAATGCAGATGACCGTGACATTCTGATTAGTCATGACGTTTACAATAAAATTGATAAAACTGTTTTTGCAGGTATAACTGGAGAGGTTACTGTTGAATATATTTATCAGTTCACTACCAGTTTTCAAAAGAATGCATGGTTGGTTTCTGATGAAGCGAATAATATTTATTATGCTTATGAAGAAAATAATGTGATTCGTGTTTTTGAAAATAGTAGTGGTTACAGATTAGTAAGCACATTAGCTGAATTAGCTGATGTTCCCGGAGGTTTTTATTATGATTCTGTTTCTAAGAATTTGTATATTAAGCCTTTCGGAGATTTGAATAGTAGTGATATTATTATACAGGTGTAAATTTATGACTCAAAAATGTGAACCTAAATATCTAAATTTAAATTACATACAATCTTTTAGCGAACAAAGATATGTGACTGTGCAATTATTACAACAAATTTGTATGAACGAGGAATGGTTAAAACAAAATGTTGAAAAATTAAAATACTTATCACCTCCTGCAGTTCGTAAAGGAATGACTATTGTTGACGTGATGGATGCTTTAAACAGTTATGGGTGTAGAGAAAACGGCCATAATCAGATAAGTTTTGATAATAAAACAAGTGATGTTATAACTATTGATTTTGATGAACACTTTGATAGGGTTAATCAGGCTAAATCTCAAGAATTACGTTTTATAAATTACACTCCAGAATATGATGATGATGGAAATGTAATTAATAATATTGTTGATCAGTACAGTGTTTGTGAAGTTCCAACAAAAGTGGAAACCAGAGTCATTGAACCGGAATATGAAAGTTTTGGAACAACTAAAGGTGGAGGAGTTAACAGTTTCTGGTACCTGGGATGGGATAAATCCAAACCATATTATATTCGCCCAGATTGGTTGAAAAATTGGAGAGACCCTGAAATACCTGCAGTTTGCCGTGCACAAACTTTCAAAGCCGAAGCCAGTGGTGTTTTAACCAGTGTTGATTTAAAATTAGATTGGAATGGTAGTAAAGGTACTGATTGTGGCAGTCCATTGTATATACAAATTTGGAATACTTATAAAAGGTTTGTTCAAAAAACTGAATGGGACAGGAAGAAACAGAAAATGGTGAATGTATTTATCAAGTTTGCTAATCTTCCTAAAAAAGCAAATGCTACTGCAGCTCAAATTAAAAAGGGACAGTATCAAGAGCATTATGCTAACTATCAGAGATATGAAAAGTATCAAAAGAAACTTGTTTATCAAGAAGGTAAACATAAAGGGGAATACAAAAAAGATAAAAAAGGAAACATCCTAACTGAAGATGCTTACAGGAAAAAAGATAATGCAGAGTATGTTATTAAAAGAGAATATGTTCAATGGTTAGGCCATAACAAAAAGAAAGGTGTTGACAAAAACAATAAACCTGTTTACTCACCAAATATTTATCATCCTTTAGCCCAAGCAGTTTATGAGGAAGTAGGAGATCCTTTCCCTAATATAGCTTTTGATAAACCTTGCACAGTTAAAGAAGGTCAAACTTATGCAATAGTTTTATTTTCACCGTTAAGTGAATGGAGTCATTGCCCTCGCTGGGGAGGTTGGGGTAGAAACTGCAAACGAGACCAGGTATATCCTAACGGTCATGCTTTCATGAGTGAAGATAACGGTAGAACCTGGAAGATGTATGGTAAAAACGGAATCGATGTTGACCCGGGAAATAAACCACTAGATTATAAAGTGGGTAAATTTACTCCTCAGGATTTCGCATTTCAATGTCATGTTCAAATACCTGATGATACTGCACCAGCCGAGGAGGTATACAGTACTGATGAATATTATCTTTACAGTAATCCTATTTATTCAAATCCAATCACCAGTGTGATTTTGGAACCTCATGATAAAGGCAGTCAATCGTCTGAAACGGAATTAACAATTGATTATGCGATTTCAACTGATAATGAGAAATGGATTCCAATTGAAGCTTCACAAAAAATTTATTTGGATTCTCCTTCTACGGTGTTGCTGTTACGTGCGAAATTACAAACTAGTAATCCTGCAATATCTCCTTATATTGAGCATATTACTTTGTATCTTGATTGTAATCCTGCAACTGAAATGTATCTTAGAACTGAATTTTATACTCCTAGTACTGAGCCTATGCTTGATGCTAGTCTGTGGGGTCGTGTATTTGCACCGTTTACTGCTGAAGAAAAAGTGAATTGTTCATGTGAGATTATCCAGGGCAAACCCGTAACTACTCATTTTAAAATTATTGATATTGATGAATTAGAAGATACTTTTAATTCATTAGATATGGACACTGGAGAGATTTCTGGTTTAACTGATTTAAACAAGGCCATTTATTTAACTGAAAACTTTTCGATTCTTGATACTTTAAAAGAAAAAGGAGTGTATATTAAACCTTATGAAAATGGTACCTCAGAGTTATACTTATTAAGTTTCAGTTCATCATACAATGAGGAAGACATGGTTATTGGAAAATCAGATGAAACTTCTGATTATTATGATGATTATAATGTTGGAGGATTAACATTCCCAAATCAGGTAGCTCATCCTATTCTAAAGGCCAGAATGCAACCTCCTGAGAATGATGATGAATCCAGTGAAGATGTCTATATGCAATGGGTCGATTATACTTTTGATTATGATAATAACCTGTTGATTTTCAAAAAAGACCGTTTGGATAATCTCATCCCTGGAGATTTTTATGTTACTTACAATCCAATTTTTATTGATGGTTTAAGTCCTGAAGAAGTTGGTGTTCACATAAACAGCGAAACTGGTTTGTCAACTGAAGGATTAATATTTGATTATTTCAAAGAGACATTTGCAATTACTCAGAATGAAATTGATACTCGAAAAATTAAATTGAGAGTTAAACCGTTAGATCCTATTCGTGAAGTGAAAATTATTGATGAGGATACTGGAATCGAAACTGAGTTAATTGAAGGAATAGATTATAATTTAGATATTAATACGAATGAACTAGTGTTTAAAGTGAATAATATTGATGGAGTTTCATCCGCTCTTGTTCTTAATAAAATTTTACAGGTAGTATACACACCAAACCTAACAGACATCTCATTAGCATTAGGTTATTATGCTACCCGTGAAGATACTTCAAAACAAGTTTATATAGATGATGCTTTCTTCGAATATAAAGTATAATAGGAGGATATTATATGGTAGATTATAAAACAAGAATCTTCTTTGAACCCGATAGCGACAGTGTAGGTGCAGAAGTCAAAATTTACTCAAGTGATAATGAAAATATTGATAATATTGTAATCACTACAGATTCAGTTTACAAAGAATTAATTGCCCGAGTAGACGAATTGGATACTAATTTTTTAAGTCAGGATGAATTATTGGAAATTTTAACCAATGTGTCTCAGGATATTGTGATTAATGCATCAACATTGAATGGTTTGAGTAGTGATAATTTTGCTAAAACTAACCACAATGAGTTACATGAAGGTCATTTTGCTCCAATAAATCATGCAACAGGAAGCAACAAATATGGGCTTGCAGATTCAAATAATTATGGTCATGTTAAAACAATTGATCATTTGAACACTCAAACTAATATGAATGGGGAAGCATTATCAGCTTATCAGGGAAAAGTATTGCAAGACCATATTGATACGGTAACTGCATTGTTAACTCCATCATTTAAATCAATTCCACATACAGGGATGGTGAAAGAATCCAACGGGAATTACAGATTCACTGATACTTCTAAAATCAGATTAACTAAAATGGGAAAATTGGTGATTTGTGATATTCTCATAAGGGCGAATAGAACTTTTGGTACTGCAAATAGTGAGTATCAAGTTGTTAAATTACCTTCAGGGTATCAGCCAAAAACTGAGGTTATTCAGGATTGGTGTCATTATCAGCATGACCTTCATGGGTATGTTGTTGTTCAAACTGATGGGAATATAAAAATGACTACAAATACTAAAGATTCTACTCCTGCAGTACATATGAATCTGGTGTGGGTTACACAATGAAGAAACAAAATGATTTTTGTGATGGTTGCTGTTACAGGAGAACTTGCAACCATGACTTAGAAAAATGCTGTTATCTAGTAGGAAATAGATGCTTACTAGGTCAACAAAAACCTTCTTTTATAGACCTCCAAAAATAGAGGGGGATAAAAATTATGTCAAATATTAAATGGAATACATTAATAAATCAAGCAAATACTGTAATAGATAATGTTAAACAGGAAAATAAAATAGGGGTAAGTGGAAAATGGGGTTATTATTTCGCAAAAGGAATATTAAACCCTAAAAAAGACATTACTAAAATCACTATTGAAGCTGCTAAAAACAGTAACGGTACAAGTATATCACGTGACATTTACATGTCCAGTTATAAAGACATGGCAACAAGATTAGTGAAATACGTTGAAGAAAATCACCAATTACCGAACAATGTACGATTCACAACAAAATCCAATAAAAACTATTACTTCGCAGTAAGCTCATATACTTATTTCTTCGCAACAATATTATCTTATTTTGATAAGAATAAGAAACTGCCTCAGCCTGCTCATATGGATACTAAAGTTTTCAAAAAAGCGGTAACTGTAAAAAAATATGGTCATGCAACTAAATCTGGCTGTAACAATAGAGGTCAGGACAATGGAGTCTATTGCGGACCTCATAGTATGCAGGAGGTAATCAGGAATCTTACTGGTAAGGTGATTAGTCAGGAAACATTAGCTTCCTGGGCAGGAACTGGCTCTGGTGGAACTGGACATAGTGGAATTGAAACTGCATTGGCAAAAGCAGCAAAAGAACTTGATGTAAAATTCTCTCTAAAATGGTATAACTTCAGTGATTTAGGTTGGGATGGAATAAATAAAATATTAAAATCCCCTAATCAAGATTGTATTATTCATAACTTATATAGGATGCAATGGGGACACTATGAAGTAATTAACAGTATATCTGGTAGTAATGTGAAAGTTCAAAATAGTCTTGGAAGTTACTGTTCAAGTGGCTGTTACTGTGGTTATGTTGAAGATAGATCTACTTCAGAATTTAGAAATTATATTTCTGGAATTAGTCAGAAATCTGTTTTAGTTGTTACAAGAGGTTGATTATGTTGGATAAAGCAAAAAGATTTTTAAAAAGTATTCAGTTGAAAAATAAGCAGAAAAGTATTGCTAAACAATATCAGAAAGATGGTTTAACTGATGAACTCTTGGAAGCTCAGGTTAAATTGAATCAGGAAAGACATAAACATGATATTCCTGATGAATCTGAATTTGTTTATGGAGAATTTGTGCAATAATTATTGAGTATATTTTCACTGTGACACAAATCTAATTCAACTATGGAGTAGCAGAGAATGTGAAATATGGTTGTAAAATATTTTTTTAAAATAATTAAATAAGTTCCTAATGTTTTAATGTTGTTTTATTATCCATTAATTATTAGATTTGTTGAGTGTTTGGGGTTAAGAACATGATAGTTCTTAACCCCTTTATTTTTTTTAAGTTTTAGGTATTACTTTTCAAATGCTCTTAGGTAATGTTAATATATGTTTGGTAATAAATATATCTTTTGAAAGTCACAATTTATTTTTTTTGTTTGCATTTATTGAATGGTGATGGTTGTACAATAGGAAAAATGGTGTGTAAATTCTTTGACTGTTTGTGGCTTTCATTCTTTTGTTGTATTGGTTGTCATTGCCTCCTATGTAGAGGTACTTTTTTTGGAGGCGATGACTCTTTTTTTTATTCAAAACTTTTGTTCGTTTTGATAGTTGCGAACATTTATTTTCATCACAAATTATTATAACTATCTTGTCTAAAATTGTATATCAGGAGAGACCTAATTTGAGTGTGAAAATGTACTCATTCCAATTCTAAATGAGTTTAATATAACCAGTAGAGTTAAACCTAAGTCTCCGAAACCTACTGACATCATCAGTGTGATAATACCTAAAATTGCAAGTACTACACACAATAATTTAACTGCAATAGCTACAGTAATATTCTGTTTGATGATTCCCATTGTTTTGTGAGACAATGAGAAGAGATATGGAAGTTTAGAGATATCATCCTGCATCAGTGCAACATCTGCAGTTTCGATAGCTACATCAGAACCTGCCGCACCCATTGCAATACCAATATTTGCACGAGCAAGTGCCGGAGCATCGTTGATACCGTCACCGACCATAGCCACATCACCGAATTTGTTTCTGATTGTATCCAGAATATTTAATTTGTCTTCCGGCATCAGATTAGAGTAAACATAATCCATTCCGATTTCATCAGCCACACTTTTTGCAGCTATCTTATTGTCTCCGGTAAGCATTACAGTTTGTACACCCTGCTGTTTCAAGTCGTTTATTACTTCACGAGCATTTGATCTGATTTTATCAGATACTGTAATGATTGCAAGTACTTTTTCAGCATTACCTACAAATACAATGGTTTTTCCTTCAGCAGAGTATTTGTTGATGTCATCCCTTGAAATATCAAAGCTTGATCCTTCAATTAAAGATTCATTAGCTGCATAGTATTCATTGCCGTCGATGTTTGCCACAATACCTTTTCCAGGAACGTTTTTAAACTCTTCAATTTCATCAAACGGAATGTCATTCATTGTTGCGTAGTTTACAATCGCCTGTGCAATAGGGTGTGAAGAGTTATGTTCCAGTGATGCTGCAATTTCAATGATGTCCTCTTTGGAGTAGCTTTCATCCAATACTTCAACATCACTTAAAACCAGTTTTCCTTCTGTTAATGTACCAGTCTTATCAAATATTACTGCTTTAACGCCACGCATTTCTTCAACATATGTACTTCCCTTAATCAGTACCCCATTTTTGGTAGCTGAGGTAATAGCGGAAACCATTCCCACAGGAGTTGAAATCAGGAATGCACATGGACATGAAATTACCAGAAGTGAAAGGGCTTTATAAACCCAGTCAGTTAAAGGCTGACCGAAGAGCACCGGCGGAATCAGTGCAACGCATAATGCTGCAACCATCATGACCGGAGTGTAATATTTTGCAACTTTTTCAACAAGTGACTCTGTTTCAGACCTGTTGAGCTGAGATCTTTTAACCAAAGTAACAATTTTGGAGATAACAGAATCTTTTGCCTTTTTAGTTACAACAATTTCCAGATAACCATCAACGTTAACTGTTCCTGAAAATACCTCATCACCCACTTCTTTCAGGACAGGAACACTTTCACCAGTAATTGAAGCCTGGTTAATACTTGATGAGCCTGAAATAACATGACCGTCAAGAGGAACTTTATCTCCAGGCCTTACAATAACAATATCCCCAATATTTACATCATCAACTTTTCTTTCGACTTCAGAATCTCCTACTTTAACTTTAGCGGTTTCAGGAGCAATTTCAACAAGAGATTTGATTGAACGTTTTGCTCTGTGTTCTGCATAGTCTTCAAGGAATTCAGCAATGTAGTACAGGAATGTTACAGCCGCACCTTCTTCAGGATGTCCGATTATAAATGAAGCAACACATGCAATACACATCAGCATTGCCGGACCGACAGTGTGCCTTTTGACTAATGATTTATATGCCATGATAGCTATTTCATAACCTGCAATCAGAGCACCGATCATGAAAATTACAGTCACTAATGTTGGATTGAATGATAAGAATTCCAAAATATGACCTGCTGCAAAACAAATACCGCTTGCAACGATGATTTGAATAGGCCTGTTGGAGATTAATGGTTTTCCTTCAGCCAATAGTTCTTCTTCCTCATCATCGTCATCGTCATCACCTGCACAGTCAGGACAGCCACAAATACTTATATTAACGTCATCATCATCGTGGTCGTGGCAGCTGCAATCCGGGTCTGAACAGGCGTCTTTTTCCTCATGATGATGTTCATGGTCATGACAACCACAATCAGGATCACTACAAGAATCTTCTTCATGTTCGTGGTGATGATGCTCATGCTCATCATGCTCATGGTCATGACAACCACAATCAGGATCACTACAAGAATCTTCTTCATGTTCGTGGTGATGATGCTCATGCTCATCATGCTCATGGTCATGACAACCACAATCAGGATCACTACAAGAATCTTTTTC